TCAACTATTATCAGAATTGAACATGTCCAATTGTTCACTGACCACATTTTTATCCATTGCATTCAGTCTTTTGGTAGCGTCTTTCTGTTTGGACTTTAATTGTTGGATTTTCTGATATTGTTCGGTCTGTTTCCATTCCTCTTCCAATTTATCAATCTCAATTTGATAATTGGTTTTTTCCCTTAAAATGGAGGTTCTTTTGGTGAAGGAATCAAAAAGGACATCGTAGCACTCCTTTTGATATTTGATTACACCTTCTTGTATTTCTGGCTTCACGTTCCTTGGGTCAATTTTGAACAGCCAACCAAATACATATCTGAATGGTATAGATTGCATTTTTCTGCTCTTTTCATCCTGACCAACCATGGTGTTCAGCACCATAGTTGAAGACAATATTACATCCTCCTTTAGCTTCTTTAACTGAGAAGAATAATCAACCCCGATAACTTCACAAATCGGCTTGATAGCTACATACTTTTCACCATTATCCGTGAAAATAAAAATCTCCTTTTCATTAACTGTTAGTGTTTGCGTGTTCATGCTTGTTGATTTTGACTGTTGATGGAGTTTAATGACATTAGAAAGTCCCGAATATTCTGAAAAGTAGAATCCACTAGAATACGTGTGCGCTGGTCATCAGCAAAATCACTACGGACGAATGCGGAATGTAAAAGACAAAGGTCTTTGGTGTACTCGATTACTGTTTGTCTTCTAAGAAGCTCATCTACAGCTTCAATTGTCTTAGATGTTTTTGAATTCTCGTTGTGTGTCTGCATAACAATGAGTTTAAAATACCTATGGGAGCTGCAGACACACAACGAAACGAAGTAGTAAGTGGTCTTCCTCCACTCTCTCCCATAGGCTGTATTAATAAATTGTTTTTGAAACTCAAAAGTACCATTTCGTGATGTATCTGCCTTTCAAAGATATAAATTATTCCAATATCTTTCTCAAATCCACTTCATCAATAATTTTTACGCCAAACTCTTGGGCATTCTCATACTTACGCGGACCATGGTCTTCTCCAATTATCAGATAATCTGTCCGCTCATTCACAGTAGTATCAATGTCGGCTCCTAATGACCAAATCAATTCTGCTAAAACATTCCTATCGGGATAGTCCTCAAATTCTCCTGTGATAACAACTTTCTTTTTGTATAATAGATGGCCGTTGTCTTCCATGTCCTTTATTGGCTGGTAGTATTTACCATCTATTTTACGGGCTCGGAACACTGAATAATCATCATAATGAACCCCAGTAGCCTTACCTCTTTTTTTTGATTTTATTTTTTGTCCGTTTTCAGCATAATCCTTTAATGATTCATTTATCATCCTTTCGTTGTGCAAGTCTGATTCAAGGGATTTTATTTTATTGTCCTTGAATTTAATCTTATCCTTCAGACTGGATATTTTAAAATAGGAACGAATAGAATTGAGGAAAAGAATGAACAAAACAAATGCCCAGAACCAAAACATAACAGATGGATTAGGCCGTAAAATACAAAATATGGCTAAAACTTAATTTTTGAAGTGACTTCCTCGGCCCTCAAGGAACCTATTTCATCAATCAATTTTTCTAAGGCCCCCTGACTTTTATTTTCGAGCAATGTGAAATGATCAAAAGCCTTCATCTTCATAAACACACCGTTACTCTTGATACCTTCAAAACCGTAATGTTGTTTGAAAGTGGCCGGCGTTGCCGTAATGGTTATTGCATCAAGCGCATCAAACTTCATAGTGGCTGATGCACTGGCCAATTTCAGCAAGTTTCCTGATTGTTTGGTTGTAGATGTTGCCAATATCGTCTTTAAGTTTCGACGTATTGTCCTGGCAGCCTTTTGGCCGGCCTTTTTCTCAAGCTGGATAATGTCTCTACCATCTTCACCTGTTCTCATATAATCAAATATGAAAAATTTGTCTTCAAAAGAAAAGGACACTATACTGTAGTGGATTTGAATCCCTCTTCCTCCGCTATATAGCTTCGAAAGCCCCGTAAACAGGGGCTTTTATTTTTTGGTTGAATGTATGGTTGAATGAAATAGGCTTTTGAGCAACCAAGCGAGTGCAAAAATGGCAGCTATCCAAATCACTTTGTTTCCGATAACATTGGCCAATTCAATATTAGCTTCTCGCTCTGTATTTTTGATGGATTGCTCATGCTCCCATTGGCGTTGACGCAACTCACGCTCATTGACTTCTGGACAGTTGATTTCATCTTCGGTAATATAACCCTGTTCATCAAAGGTCTTTTTTGAAGTGGCGCCATTGTCACCGGTATAGGTTTCCGTTGTGGATTTGGGTCTTTCGTTCGGAGTTTTAGGTAGTGTGATGAATATCTTATCTCCAGGTGCTTTTCTGTCAATGGTCGATGTTTCAAAACCTTTGAACTTATCCTCTGTTTTGGAAACCTTTCGAGTGGATAGGCATCCAGTGAGCAATACAATCAATATGAGTGGCCAGAAGTTTTTCATATCTCAAATGTTTTGTTCCTCTATACTTGGAGATGGGGTTAAAGTTTATTTTTCAGGTCTGTCATTTCTTGGGTCTCTAGAAATACCGCCCATTACAATAATCAAAACAAGTCCACACAAGTTAATGGCAATTATCAGAATTATTCCGATTTTAATCATGGCTTAATTATCAAAGGTCGTTGATCAGTGTTCATTGCTGCGGCATGAACCCAACCGGGTGTAAAGGATAAGTCCTCGAGTGTATTGATTTTCCTTAATCTTCCATTGGCAATCAAGGTCTTTACATGTACCCATAGTTCAGTAATCTTTCCATTGACAGGTTCCAAGTCATTTGCAGCTGCCAATTTATGAGATGAGTAAAAAGCACCATCGGGGTCATTGGGTGGTCTAAGTCCCCTACTGTCCAAACCTAGATCCAGTCGATTTATATAGATTCCGCTCTCGTGCTTTAAGTACCATGTGGAACGTATGTAGTCCAAGTCCCAAAGAATATCCGGGTCAAGTCTCAACCATGCATTGAACTCTCCAATATCTTTTATGATTTGGGGATGTACGAGCTCTTGTATTGTATAGTATTTAGTTTTGAACATCTGATTTATATCCAAGCGATTAAAAATCCTATGGCCAAAGTCAATACTAAAATGACCAAAAGGAAGTTGGGTATTTTGAAACTGAATTGTTTTTCCCCTAGAAGGAATCGCAATATCGTTTTCCTTATATTTTTCATAGATTTTAATTTATCTGGATTGTTCAACCATCTTTTAATAAAATAGGAAACAAGTGTACCCAACGCCATTGCGACAATGGTCACCACTATCCTATGAATATCATCCTTGAAAGAAGATCTCGTTACTGTAATCAAGCCCACTAAGAAGACTCCAAACCACTGAAAAACTTCAATCAACATCGTCTTAAAGTGCACCATTACGACTTTGATTTTCCAATTTTATTTTCCTTTTTAAGTCCTTTGTTTACGAACCAACTAAGCAGCCAAGCCCCCAAAATATAGACGAACCCCTTTACCACACTTTCCGACACTTCAGTTAAAGGGATAATATCAAATTGCGCTATGCTGTTTGCCAAACCGATTATCTTTTGGGCGAACAAAAGCTCAATACTTGGGAAAAGTGACATGATTATTATATAGACCAGTTCGACCTGAACGGCCCAAATCCAAAAAGGAATATTTGCTTTCCAAAAAACAGACCAATCAAAATTCCAAATATGCTTTCTACATGCAACCAATGCATAGGCATAAAGTCCTATTGCGGCTAGGCCGATGTTTGTTAAAATCTGTACGAGAGTTTCCATGTCACTTAATTTAATTGTTCGTTTATCACTGGCCATACAACAAAAGCTATCATAGTGGAAATGACCAGTTCCCCTATTGCTATACTTAAAAATGACCAGCCCATTTTTGTCGCCATAACACTAATTGCAAAAGTTCCAGCACCGACCATACATGCTCTTATTGCCCATTTCCTTTCTGTATTGGGTTTTCCTTCATCGGTATATCTTGGAAAATAATGCCATGCAAAGAATGTGGCCGAAGCTGCTCCCAATGCCGTAAAAATGTAGTGGAACAAAACCTTGGTTGAATCAGTTTGATTCGGGTCGTCCAATGAATAATCGATAACATTGGTTGCTGATATCCCTACAAATGAAACCGCAATTACCAACCAAATATGCCAATGGCGGATTTTCGCCCATCGAAGTTCAATAGGTTTTTGGGCATCCTTAGCGCGTAATGCCAGAATAAGGAACGTCCATTGGGCACCACTCAAATAAAGTCTAAGGAACTTATCCCCGTCAGGGCTCGTGGCACTTTGGCTGAACGATTCATATATACCCAAAGCGACCATGATAATCCCCATGGCTATATGGGCTATCAAACAGATTTTAGCTAATGTTTTTGTATCGTTCATTACTGGTGTGTAATTTCATATTCACCGCTAGTAGTGTTCTTATAATAGAACCCCTCCCCTATAGCGGCCAAGGCAGTTGCATTATCCGCATAGCTTGGGCAGTTTACATCTTGGGTCTTAAATTTTAAAACAGGGGTGACAGCGTAGTTAAATGTAATGTTGTCCGTCTCGCATCCGGTCATATTTATGGACAACCCGGTTATTGCTGTACCGGATGTGACATTAATGGTCTTTGCTGTATCACTTATGAATTTGCAATTTTTAAAATTCATAGTTAGAGTACCACCAACATTAGCGTAACCATTATTTAAAATTCTCAAATTGGATAGGTCGGTCATATCAAAAACACAATCTGTAAAATTCAATACCATATCACCGGCGTCACTTGTAACCCTTCTATTGAGACTTAATTCAGAATTGACAAATTCCGAACCAATAAAATTGGCCGTATAATCGGGCAATGTTGTATGTGAAATTCCATCGCCCCAAGATTTTACGATGTTTTCGAACTTTGTTCCGTTAAAATTTTGGGTATAAACAGTACTTGTGCTCCATGGGGTCCCGATACTTCCGCTAGGATCACCGTAATAATGTAAAGAAGGTACATTTTCAGATTCTATATCAAATCTCATAGATGTGTTCCTTACGTTTATCCTTGCCCTAGAATCGTTGTTACGTGTGTCAATTGTGTAAAGTTCCCAAGTGGATAAATTGGCCCTTTCTTCGATGTAGTCATCAAACCTTATAACATCAACAACATCTACTGGAGTTTTAAAAGGCTCTACAAAGTCATGGTGGTAATTATTAGCTGAAATCACATTACCCTCCAATCTTACATTTGTATTGATGTAAGTGTTGCCGTCGATATAAATAGTGTTGTTCTTGTTGTTTACTGCCCTAGCATACATTTGGGCATCTATAAACAAGTTATTGGCTACCTTTGCCGTTTTCTCTGAATATGAATTTGAATAAGTAACAGAAAGACCACCGCCTATATCGGTCCCTGCAACAAAAGTATTACCCATAACCTCCGCATACTTACAGTTAAGTACTGATGAATCGTATTGTATGTCTTGACAAACGTTGTTATTGAATATCAATGTCTGTGCTGCCGGTGTCAAAAAAGCGTGACCGCAATCCTCAAAACGATTACCTACAATTTTAACGAAATCAGGCATCCCATCTTCTATATTGATGGCAAATTGAGTGGTGTCATCATAGCTCATCCATCCATATTTATATGTGATCGCCTTGCCAATTGTATGGAACACGCAATCCATAATAGTTGTATTGTTCGAAACCCCTGCAATGCCTCCCCTCATATTGTTGTAGAATTTACTGTTGGCTACCAATAAGTTTCTGGGAGTACCAGAGGTAAGAGCTACAGAGCTATAGTTGACTGTTGGGTCTGTCCTTTCGTCGTCATAGGCCACAAACCTAACTTTTGTACAGTTTGCAGGTAAATAGTTCAACTTGTTCTGAATGCTCCAATCAGAAGTTATAAACTCATCCGAGGAAGTATAATAAAAAACTCTGACCAATGAATTTCTGAAAGGAATTTCTCTGGTAAAACCCCAACCAATTATCGAAAATGAATTATCAACAAGAGTAATCCCTGTTGTCATATCCAGCATGGCTGTCCTATATGAACCTGTTTCGACAATTTCAGCACCAGAAGCATCCAAACCTCCGGCATAGAAAGTCGAAATAGTCTTATCGTTATACCCTTTATAGGTTATAGCCAAAGGTTCACATCTAAATCCATGTCCTTCATAGTTGTCTATTTTTATGTTTTGCGAATCCACTTCTATCACAATCCCATAGCAAGGGATATCCCCTGCCTCACCTTCGACCCATGATCTCATGTAGTTATCTCCACGAAGTTCCAAGTTGATTATACTTATATTTTCAGTTTGCCTTAATGAAATCATCTTAAACCCAAGATCGTAGACATCATTGGCGGTTGCATCATACGGATTCCTATTGACCGAATCGTATATGATAAAAAAAGTTGCACCATTAAAGTCAATGGTCATATCTTCAATATTACTGATTATGGCACAATACCCTCCACTACCCGCCGCAACTGTAGAGCTTCCCGCATTTGCCGTCATTGGATAACTGCCCTTTTCCAAAACCACCATTGAATATCCTTCTTCGTGGGCCTTTTCTATTGCCGCTGAAAGATTCAATCCATTATTGTACGCATCTTGATATTCTTGGGATGTAAACGGTGATTCCGCGGTTTCATAATCCATTTTCACCAATCCTATTTCACTAGCTTTAAGGAATTTTGCGTTTTCAGGAAGAAACCTGTCCGGAACTTGGGAATATCCAAACTGAAAAGCTATGAAGGCTACTAAAAATACTATCTTTTTCATTCTCTTATTTTTAATCAAATGTGTTAGTCGAAGTATCAAATACTCTATAATTAATTGTAACTACGATCGATCCGGTCAAGGTGTCAAGATTGGCGGATGTCAACCTGATCAACACGGAATCATTTACTCCTTGGACGGCATTGAACGGGAACCAATCAGTCCCCCTGAACCTGCTTAGCATGTTAGTCCCAGAACCGTATAACCAGATTCTTGAACCTGATATCAATTCAGTTGTTTGTGTACCATGTCTTACAGCAATATTTTGGTTTCCTGTTGAACCAGAAATACCAGAGGCATTGACTATAATAGACTCTACTATTATAACTTTGTTGGCCCCTTGTGCCGGAACAATGGTTTGCTCAACCGCTCCACCAGCCATATTTGGGTCCGTAAATGTTATGGTTTGTTGATGGTATAAAGATGAAGATCCACTCCCTCCGCCCGCAACCACCACATTGGGAAAGTAGGTGTGGACCTCATTGACTAGGGGTGGGTCAGTATATGTTATTGTGCTGCCAGAAATAGTATAGTCCACATCTTCGACCAAATAAACGTTGTTGGCAAACAATTGGTGGCCCGCCCCTGGTTCAACAGTCACCATCCATGTGTCAGCCGTTCCGTTCCAATCACTCTTGGATTCGACACTGGCCGTAGCCCCGCTTCCGGCTATAACTGATTCGATTTTATCATATAGTGCATTTTTACTTGCTCCATTTGAAGTGTCCCCATTCCATGATGCGTCATATTCAGCATTGGATATCGAAGCAGAACCACCAGAATCATTGTCCGTACCAGGAACCCAATTGGCGCCATTGAATTTTAGCACTTGGCCAGATGTTGCACCTGCAGTGGAAACATCGGATATATCGTTTAATGTTGATACCCCTGAGGTTATCGTTGATAGGTCAACGGTGTCTGTACTGCCATTGGAAAGCTCCAATGTCAAGTTGTTTCCAGATAATGAAAAATCGCTTATTGTTACATTTCCCACAATGGTGGAAAGGTCAACGTTGACAGTATTTCCGTTCTCTATGGTAATGGACAATACACTTCCAGAAAGACTGAAATCGGTAAAGATTTGGTCATCGTTACCAAAAACAGGGCTTCCATCAAAAGTATAAACCTGACCGCCTTTCTTTCCAATACCTACCACAGTGGAATCACTGGTGATTTGACCGTAAGAAAAGGCTACATATAAGAATATTAATGAGAAGATTAGCTTTTTCATATTTAGTTTGTTATATATGTTGCCGTTACTTGGATAGTGCCGCTGCTAATAGTGCCAGATACATCGCCTGAGAAATCCTTGCTTGTAATGTTTATTTGTGTGAGATTTTGTGGAAACACACCTAGCGCATTGGTGAAATCTGAACCAGAATTACCGGTAACCCTAACATTCGCGGTAGATTGTTGATGTGTGAAATTTCCATCCACTCTTGCCATTATTGCAGCCGGAAGCCCGGTAATGGATATAGATTGATTGGTCGCGCTGGTTACATTTGTAAACTCTATCCAAACAGTGGCCACATTCCCAGTTTTAACATAATATCCAGAAGAATCATAGGAACTATATGTGCCTGAAAGACTTGGAGTGAAAGTTCCGGTGGTTTGTGTTGTGCTACCGGTAACATTAAAATCCAACTTACCAGTGGTATCATTATAAGTGACGGAAATATTGTTTTCCGTATTCCCGGATACCATTGCTCCTACTTTATCCTGTACCTCTTCATCTGAGAGTTGGGTATTTGCATCGGTGAACGATCCACCTCCACCCGATAGCGTTACCGTTGAACCGGATTTCGATATCGTCTGCAGCTCATTGGTCACACTTCCATCAACTTCGGTTTGAAGGTAACGGGCATCCCCACGTGCTTGGTTGAAATATTGAATATGGTCATCACCGTCCAATCCTGTCAGTGTACCATGGTCGGTCGACCCTCCTGATGCTGTTGAACTAATGGTCGTCTCTCCCGTGGTATCATTGTAATCTACCGTTACGTTTGAACCTGCAACAACTTTTGTGCCTATGATATCCTCGATTTCCTCATCCGTTCGCTCAGTATTGTCCAAATAAAACGAGGGAAGCTGACCTCCCAATCTTTCTACATCATCAATGGTCCCATCATCATTAGTATCAAACTCTGATTTGAGCATAAAATCATTGGAACCTGCCGATTTTACATCAACGATCAAATAATCATTGTTATCGAGTTCAGTCTGTGACAAGGCCAAATATTCGGCCGCTGTTACCTTAATAAGTGTTGAGCCGGATGTTATCGAAAGCAATCCCTTAAAATCCGAAAGTGCTATCCCCCTGATAATACCATCGTCCTTTGAAATATTAAGGGAGTCGGAATCCACCATAGAAGTTTCAATCGGTTTTCTTTTAACCTTTACAAACCCCTCCTTTGTGGTTGAAATCTGTGCGTTACCTGCAAAGGAAATTAAAAGGATGAGATAAATTATTTTTTTCATTTTTTCGGCTTAATGGTTAATTCTTTGTTCTCTATCTTGATTTCAAACCCTTTCATCTCAATTTTTTCAGTCTTTATGGTTTCCCTCGACTTTTGCTGACTATAAATGAGCCTGGCCAAAAGAACCACCACTATCAAATCAAAAGCAATGAACAACCCGAACATTAGATTAATTTTCTCTAGCGTCATAGTTCCCGATAGATTGAATTGGCAGAGTAATCTTCAAGTTTGGTAGGGTCCGTGCCCACAAGGGTTCCGGATACCATCATATATTCATTCCCGTTGATATCAGAAACAACTACGTAAGAGACATGGTCACCTTGGACAATATTATTGTTGGTCTGCTCTCCAGTTGTAACCTGAAGAACCCACTCGTTATCAGTAATATCCCATAGAGCAATTTGGGGAGGCGTTCCAATTCCCGGGTCTATGATAGCAAAGGCATTCTCCTCACCAACCGGGTAGGTTGCGTTTAAAAGCAAAAGGCTGGAAAATGTCCCATAATTTGGATTTGGATTCTGAGCTCCTGATAGGTTTTCGATTGCATCTGCATAGGCATTCAATAAACTAGCTATTTCAGTGAAATCCTCTGCCGTGGCCTCATTTAAACGATTACCAACAGCCCTTACATTTGACTTATTGGCAAGTGGTGCAGATGGACGTGGTAAAGACATTTTTAAGGTTTTATCAAATTTGACATATACATTATTTTAAAAAAAGGACATCAAAAGGATACGGTACTCTTCGTGTCCATAGGCTTAATGAATTGGGCAGATTCCTTTTTACTGTATTCGGGAAATTCCAATGGGTTTTGTTCTATCAATTCCAAACCCTTTTTAAAAAATTCCTCTGCGGCACTTATTTTGTTTGACAATAGCCTATTGACCTGAACATCATCCAGTCCCTTCGTTCTTTGTCCTGGGAAATCATCAATCTTTTGATATATGCCGGATGGTGTTATTTCGAACATTCCGCTATCAATGGCCTTGGCCACAGTATAGTTTACCAATGAAGCCTGCATCAACTCCATCACTTTGAATGGAATTCCTTGGGCCAGTTCGGTCGATAGCTCCGTCAAAGGCTTGGTCGTAAAGTTTATTCTTGCAACAGTATCCGGGCCCAGCTTGCCAACAAAGTACTGGTGATGAGCTTCAAGCATATAGGGACGTAATGCCTGAAAAGTTCTTCGACTATTTGAAATATTGAACCATCTATTGAACGTATCGGTACGTTTGACAAAAAGCTCCATAAAAAAGGTATAGCTGTCACTTCCCTTCCATTCCGTGAACTCCGATTCATTGGCTTCCATTATTTTCAGTGCACTATCTATTGCACTCAATCCATTATCCAGGAACGATCGTCTCAAATCCCTGATTTGCCACCATTCGGCCGATTTTGTATCAGACCCGCTTTGAATCAAAATTCCATGGTCATTGATTTCTACATTCCCGATCGGGACATAAAGGAACATTGCCAAATGACCGGAAGCCTCAAGCAATAGTTCATATACATTCAACCTTATTCCTTCTTCGGGCGGCGTTTCTGAAAAGTCATCATAAAGTTCTTGGGAACATGCAGGGACCAAAAATTTTCTATCGGCCTGAACGATATATGGTTTCAAAGAATCATATTTGAAAGAACTGTATATCGATACATATTTTTGTACCTGTTCTATGGTTTTTAAGAGTGTGGCCATTATATTGTTGTTTCCACGCCCATTGGATTTTTGTCGAGCGTTGTTAATTGTGTATTCGCAAATTCAGCCTCAAGCTCTGTATCCCATCCATTGTAGTCCCTTAGAAGTTGCCAGGGTTCCAATGATATTTCCCGTTTGGTCTTAAAAAGTGATGTCAATATGCTAAAGGCTTCCCGTTTATCACTTCCACTTCCAGTATTCATCTTTCCTCCCGGTATTCCTGCCCCAACTATGGAAGGGTCAACGCCCATGGCAAACATGATTTCAGAATTTGCGGCACTGGCTTCAGGCAGATAGCTTCCGTCCTTTAACTTGTCCTCTACGGCAACTACTTCTATTCCCTTTACCCATTGATCGTTTCTATCCTTATAAACAACGGACTGTATGGATTTACCCGCGTTTTTGTTGCCACTTAAATGATCATCTATCGCCTTTGTTAACTGGTCGCGTAGTTCCTTCTTTTTTTCGGGGGTATAATCGTTCCATTCGTTGGGATACATCCTGAGAAAATATTCTTCGGATATATATACCATGTACTTGACGTTCAATTGTTGTTCAAAGAGATTTTTCTTGTATTCCGGTATGCTATTGGCTACATCCATCCACCCATTGTGGTATACCGCGTGCCAATCTACCTCTGGATAATAGGTTTCGTTCATCAATGGATAGAAAATGGGCATGACAAACTTGTAGATGCGCTTCTTTCGGCAATACTCTTTTATCTGGTCAGCCGTCCAATAGCTATCAATGGCAGCAATCTTTTCAACATATTCGCTATCCTCATTGGTATATGAGCTCCAGTTATGGCTGAAATACACATTTTCTATGAGTCCGGAAGACTTGTTTATCTTCTCAAACCTACATTTGGCGGCCTGTAATCTTCTGACGCTATAAATGGAGTTGAAATCCTTGGTCAAAATAAACTCGGGGAATGCTATGTAATATGTTTCCAAATCGGCAATCGTCTCCGTCCAGAACCTGCTCATCCTACACCGTCTAAAAAAGATGTTCACATCCTCCACCTCTTTTATGGATATGATTTTCTTGTCACGCTTCCCTTCTTCTGAGACATCCTTATACAAGTGAAATCCCTGACCGTAATGGGTAGACCTTAACACCCTAAGTGCCGCACCGCCGGCACCGTTTAGGTTCAAGGCCTTTTTGAATTTCTGGGGATACTGGTTGTCTTCACCCCATTTGGCTATTGAGCCAGTGGTTTTGTCCTCAGGGTTGATGGTTGTATGCTCCTTCGTACCACTACCAAATGCAAAGGCGGCCCTACTGCCACTGGCAAAGGCCACATCTCCATATTTAATAATCTCTCCCATCAATAAATTACCTTTTGTCCGTTAAACTCGATGATATACCTGATGTGTATTTTTTTAATTTCCCCACCAGGAAGCAACTTTATATTTCTTGTCTTGTTACCAAAATGATCCGGGTTTCTTCTGATACCGCTCAAGCTTTTTCGTTTTGTCCTTAAAGATTCCACGCTGTCTGCATTCGGGTTTTCCTCCGGCATCACCAATTTTGCTTTTGGATATTCGACCAACTTCCCCCCTGTTCTTGAATTTCGGTTCAATGTCCTTGCCTTTAAACTGAATGTCACGGCTTTTCCGTTTGCATCCAGAGTCTTCATTTTTTCAAGGACATCAGACAGGTATATGGTATCTAAGGACATGTGCACAATATGGGAAGAGGGTCATTTATAAAAAAGGACATCAGACACAGGTAGAGGGGTTATCGGACCAAATGGAAGGATCAAAGAGCAATGGCTCGTTGCCCATTATCTCGCCTTGGAACCTATACCCATATAACTTCTCGGAAAATATTGGCCCAACCTTTCCATACTTCACGGAAGATACCTTGAACTTGTTATACAAGAAGTGAGTAGGGATAGTGGCGTCATGTTTCATTCTTGCTATAACCTGTAGGCCGATGAGCTCACAGTCGGACAGTTTTTCGTTCTGTTCAACGTAATTGTTCTTGTCCGGATTGGAATAGATGGTAAATGCAAATCCCCTATTATTGACCGTACTCTGTATGTTACTGTCCCCAAAATCACCATCATGGCTTTCCAAAACTAGACATGGCAACCCAATTCCATTTCTAAAGCTGCCCATAATTTCTGTAAGGTCCATACGAAAAAAACCGTTTATTCCTTTGTGGTTTTCCGCAATGGAACTAAAATAATTGACCAGTATCAAATGATTTATATCGTTCATTTTTTGAGCTTTTGAATTCTGTCTATATCGGCATCGATAATGCTTAAAAAGTCATACATATTGGTATTATTTGAACTCTCCAATTTTGAGGGGTCACCCTCTATTTTGTTAAGTATCACTTTACCGAAGCTTATATACTTTTTTGGCTTTGGTGGTTCCTCACCTTCAATAACAACAGGCTTTGGAAATATTCTTGGAAAGGCTTTGGCAATATGGTTCCGGCAACCTTCATAGGATTTGGCAATACCCAGTTTCTTCTTAATGGAAAGTTTGCCGAACCTGTCTGCCCTGGAATCAACGGCTTGTTTTACAAAAGGTCTCCTTAGATCCGTTTCCGATGGAGAATCAGAGATTTCCCGATAAAGAGATGCACAAAGCACATCCAACCAAACAGGGTTCTTTGTTCTTGACCATTGGTAAAATGCTGCATCAACGAAGCTGAATTCACCAATTGATATGTTCCTGAGCCTTGTGTCGGGACCATGGTAACGAATACCCTTGATTTTTACATGAGGTCTGAATTTTGTACGCTCTACACTTTCATAAATAAATTTGGTAAATGGCACAAACTCTTTTGGATGCACCTCTTTAAGTACTTTCCTGGTAGCAAACCATCCGTTATACCTGAGCAGTTCTTTAGCTACTTGATAGTATAACCGTTGAGTGGTCCTGTCCAATAGATCCGCATTGTCCTTAATTATTTCATGGTAACAATGGAACTGATGAGCAATATTGTCCACTTGTTCAAAGGACAGCTCATTCCAACTGGACGACATTTTGATCTTGATTTTCACATTTGAAAATTTCAAAATTCCCATCCAATTAAAAAGGACATTGAAAACGAATCGTAACAGTTTAATTTAGAACCAATTAAAAAACTGCCTTCCGAAAAAAATTGAAACAACCGCTTCACACTCAAAACATTGAAAATCCCTGAAAATAATTTGTTTCCTTTTTTGTGGTCAGACCTCACGCCGTGGCCAATGGAGTTTTGACTGTTGCCGTTTAATAAAATGATGATAATATGAATTTGAAATCCTACAGGTCAGATAGTCGAGTTGGGCAGGTTGTCATGGCTGCTCGCACCTTGTGCAAAGATGTCCCAGAACATGGAGAATATGGGGTAGTCAAAGGTATCGGACAGGTGGGTGGCATGTTCCTGCTCCACGGTCTTACGGGTCTCGCTCCGTTTGTCCTTCTTCAGGCCGCCAGAGGTATCGATTATCTCAGCATGTTCCATGGATACGATAAGGTCACTACAGTTGACCTCGTTGATACGTATCTTGGGCAATCGCTTCCTTCCATCATCCCTTAACATCACGTTGATCAAACGGAACTTATCCATATAGTCAGGGTTCTTGCCCACGGTCATCTCATGTACTTTCCAACCGGCTCCCCTTAAAAGCTTGGCAGCCTGCTGTGCATAGGTGTCCTTGCTATTGGCCACCCTGGAATTACCTTGACGGTCATAGTAGAACTTGACTACCTTATTGGGAAAGTTCCTGTAGTACGGTATAAACTTCTCTAGGAACAGGTGGTCCAATATCTTTGGGGTCTTCACGAACATACTCTTCAACACCCTCAAGGTATCGTCCTGTAGCTGCATCACTGTCATACAGTTGATGTTCGCGCCCCAGTCCACACTCACTATCAACGGTAAGTTGGGATTAAGGTCCCTGTCCTGCCGGCAATCAAAGTGCAGCACATCCAAATCCGATGAAGGGTCAATGGTCTCCAGATAACCATTGTCATAATCCGTATAGTAGTGGATATCCGGATTCAATTGGGCATAAAAACCATCGGTGATCTCCTTGGGCTGTATATTGAGCATTTCGGCATTGTAAAGCAATTCGTTGGAATAGGATTGCTTCATATACTCGAAATAATCCGGTCTAAGGTTTTCAAGATTGACCTTGGCATTGGCCTTTTGGAAAAAATACTTTTTAGGGTCCGTTTTGCACAGTTCCTCATATTTCAATACCCAATTCCCCTTTTTTGTTATGGGCATCGATGTCACATAGGTCTCCGAGAACAAAAATGGATTATCCTTCCAAATGACCTCTTTAGGAATCGACCTATTTGTGTTCTTGGCCGATATCGCCAATTTATCCTCGTCCTGAAGGGCTGCCTCGTCGGATAACAGTCCTGATGAGTTGATTCCCCGTCCGCTATTGGCATTGTCCAGGCTTACCAATTGGAAAACGGTACCATTGCTCCAATGGATGATGTTTTCCCATTTGTCGGGGGTCTCATAAGGCAATCTAAAACCCATCTTTTTACCTCCCCTGGTACCTACCACATAATCAATGTTCTCATAAAAACCGAACATGGCAAGTCCGGCCTTCGTGGCCTTCAATGTATTGGAAAGTATCTGTGCATAGGTATTGCCCACTAGGATAAAGGTGGCACCTGGCATGTGTTTGGCCATATTGAACATGAACCAGGCCAAAATGGTCGATTTTCCGGTACCACGCCCCCAAATCAGCATCTTTATCAATTGAGGGGCCAATACGGCCACTAATTGTGCGATATTGAGGACTATTTCTTTAGGCTTTGTCCTGAACTGGCTCATACGGTATTTCTTCTGCTTCCAAGTTGTTCAAATCAACGGGACCTTTATTTATCATATTGACCAATGCATTTTGAAGTGCCTCGGAAATCTTAAGGTCATAATTCTGAGCCTTCAGCTTTTCTGGGTCAAAGGCAAGGTCGTCCCTATCAAACCCAATAAGTTTGTCTATCTGTTCCTCCAGTTTGACCACAAGGTCCATCCGGCCTTCCAGTTCGCATTTATGTATATGCCTCCTTTTTCGCTCTATCTGGATAAATCTCCAGGCATCCTTATTGAATTTTTTGACGCTTCCAAAAATGAGCTCCGCATCTGCCAAAGTCCGATATGCCGCTGACTTCTTGATTTTATAAAGGCTCTGGAGCTTTTTGACCACTTGCGTGATGCTATGTCCCCAAATCAACATGGTAAATGCCGCTTCACACCTCTGTCGTTGTTCGTCCTGGACCGGAGTGAGCTTTATGGAACGTTCATCCAAATAATGGGCGATGATCGTTTCCACGGTATTCTCCTTCTTTGGCTGGGCCATTAATCTTCCCCCGCTCATAATCTTTGATTTATTTTATTGATCAGCACTCTATGTTTGTGGATAGTCTCGTTCGAACGGTTGATCGATGATTTTAGGAGAAGACGCTTATGTCCATCGGTTTCCTTCTCCAGCGCATCCTGCTTTTCCTTGATTCTTTGGGAAATTTTAGTGATGCTGCTCGTAAGGTTCCTCTTTTTCACATATAGTTTCCCTGGATCCAGTCCATCGATTTCATCCTTAGGCTCCGGAAGCAGCTTTTTGAACTTTTTCCAATAATTCAAAGCTTCCCACAACAAATCACGTTCTTCATCACGCTTTTCTATTTCCAAAATGATTTGTAGTGCCGATTTCCTGTCGTCCCTATCCAAATCGTTCAAAAGGAACTTTAATTCTATCATCTCATAAAAAAGGGTTCTGGCACGACTGAACTTTGGCCTTAGCTCAGATGGTAGTTCACCCATTCGAATACCGTGATATTCCTTTTCTGCACTTTTTTGGGCAATTACCTTTTTATTGATTTCTTCCGTAACACTCTCAACCTTTACAGGTGGGGCCATTTTTTCAATCTTCTTGACAATCGGCGCCTTTTTTACAGGCCTTGAAGCCTTGGCCTTACGTAAGTTGGAAACAAGGGTAGACATGTTCCTTGAGTTCTTTCCCTTCTGCAGCTGTCGTAATGTTCTTTGGTTACAAGTATCCAGGGAGGCATATATTATTAGGCCTTGGTTATAGTCCAAATTGCCGTTAAACCAATCTTCAATAGCTTTCATGCTCCGAAAGTGAAAAAACGGCAACAGTCAAAAAAGGACAATAAAAAAAGGCCCTCGTCATAAGGGCCTTTTAAAAATAACTAACTCAAAATTATGGATTATTTGAAAATGAAGATTTTTTCGTGTTCGCGATGCCCTCTATCGTCTTTGTTGATTTGACTTCGAGCAACATATCCACTTCTTCTTTGGATTTGGCCGATTGAATCAAGGATGCTATCCTTTTTTCATCCAGCTTCTGCTTTTTAAGGAAATCGACCGTCTTTTTATCGATTACCGGTTCGCACCATGGGAACGCCTTACTTTCATAAAGTTGTAATCCCTTTACCGGCGAAACTTCTTTTGTCGCATCAATTTTTCCGACTCCTGGCACAACATATTTTCCTGGTCTTATCTTGAAATTCATGTTAAGCTGCTTGGAATTCTGTTATGGTGCTGTTATAAACAGGTGCTGGATAGGATTGAACATCTGCAAACTTCACCGGCATTCCGTTGATGTCCCCGGCTTTCAATCCGGTCGTTCCGGATGCTTCGGTCAAATATGCGGGTGAATCCTCTGAACCGATCTGACGGAACTGTCCGTTGATCTGTTTAACGATGAATATCATCCCCACATTCTGGTACTTACGGATGAACCCAATGTTCCTGGCACTGTTTCCGGGCAAGGTTCCGGAGAATACATTTGTATTCGTCTTAGAGCCCTTTTCACCTTCATTGGTGGTCTCAACACTTCCCGTATCAGGTAAGATGTTGATTTTAAAGAACCCTTTTGGAGCCGTGAACTCATGTGCAGTGGTAATGGAACCGGCCGCTTCCAAAGTGGTCGCCACTCCAAGTGCCTCTGGTTTTTGAATGGTGTCAAAATCTATCACCCTGGCACAATAAATCTCCACTGGGGAGATACCAGCAGGATTCTCCTGGTCGGCACAAAAGTCGATGTTTTCGGTTGCAATGGTATCTACACAGGCCATAGTCTAAGAATAAATTTGTTCTATAAAATTGCTATTGCCGTAAACCAGCTCCAGCATGATTTCTTTGTCCTCTATGATTTCCTTTACAGGAATACTTCTTCCATCGATGTTCAATGATTTGGGAGCCGTTTTTTTGAAACGGAACTTTAGGCCCCTATCATCGGTGAACACTTTTCGATTGTCCTTCTTATCCTTTTTAGCCTTCTCGGCCAAGGATTTGGAGTCGTCGGCTTTCGCTTCGAGTTCCTGTTCCTTCTTTTTTTGAAGTTTTCGGTTTTGGTCCCTTAACCGCTTGGCCTCAATCTGTTTTTTTACGATCGGGCTTGGTTCTTCTTTCCTATCAAGTTCCTGCGTCTTGGAATTATCCAATTCTGACTTTTTTGACCCAATTGCCGAAAGAATCTCATTAATGCCAAGTCCTTCAGTATTTATACCCAATTTTTCCGCTTCCTCCTGTGCCTTTATCAAATCCTCTTTTTCCTTAATTTCAGATTTTTTGGATTCGATGGCGGCATTTAGGGCTTCAATATCAAGACCTTTGACATCTATACCCAATGTTTCAGCTTCACTCTGGGCTTTCGTTAAATCCTCGGCAGATTTAATTTCAGCTTTCTTGCTCTTTATTTCAGAGCGAAGTTCATTAATGGTCTTATCGGTAATATCTATACCCAACCCTTGAGCTTCGTCCTGATAATCTTTTAATTTCTTGGCCATGTTTAACTATTTAATGGTCTATGGAATGGTTACCCCATCAATACCGTAGTATTTTTGGTTCAACGTCTGGTCCCCAAGACCGTATTCCGCGTCTGCATAATTGGCTACAAAAAGCATCTCATTGATCAAGAAATCGTAACCCAACCAGAACTCCATGAATACCTTCACCTTATAGTCCAGATATTGTACTGAAGTAACCCTTGGTGGATTATCTATCTTATCGATCAGTTTTGCCATATTCCCTTCCGTGGTGGCAAAAATGGTATCAGTTGTAAGTCCTGAAAGACCGACTATCTCACGCTTTCCGAGTCGGGTCTTCATTTGGTCAGCTTGGAATTTATTTTGTCCGAACTGCTCCTCATATTGAAGGATGTATCGCTCCTTATTGTTCTCGCTCATGAAGATTTTCTTCACCTTTTTCTTCATTTTCGTTGGAAAGCTTCGCTCGAACTTCGTGACTTCGTCAACGATATTTGAATCCGTCAAAGTAGTCAATGGAATTTTAAATGCCGGATGCGTTGCATGGGCGAGCGCATTTAGAATTGCCTGCTCGATACCGTCCAAAGACTGTCCATAATTGCCATCAGCATTTGCCTCACTGTAAACACCATTAATGGAAAGGTCATTAAGGTCATCGATCAGTTTTGGACCCATTTCCTGCTGCATGATGTATTGTGAGATGGGCATGGTGAACATATCCTTTTCCTCATCGTAATACTCAGCATAATAACTGTGCAGGATTTGGGAAGGAATGATAGGGAAGTTTACCTTTTGTTGGTAGTTCTTAAGGATTTTGGATTTGATCTCCAATTCCCCAAGCTCCTGCCATTCGGCCTTGAACCCCTGAATCAAATGACCCAACAGCGTATGTGCCGATGGGAAATTTCCTTTTATCCTGGTGATAGGCTTACAATGCTTGTTTAGCTCTACCTCGTCGTGGTAGATCAAAGCCGGCACAAGTTTTGGATTGTGCGCCAAATGTTGTCCTAATTCTTTTGCTACGTCCTCTACTTGCATGACTATTTAATTTGATAGATTGAACAATTTAAATCGACGTAATCTGGCATTACGTCCTTATCTTTTTCGTTGCTTGGTACGTTTGTATGTTGATCACCCGGGTTTTTTCCAAGCTCATTGAATTTTTCCACCATGGCGGTCATTCCTGCATCCATAGAGGTAATCTTTTCGTCACCACTTAGATCCAATATCTGGTTAATGGTATCCATTGCACTGTTAAATGCATCGTTCTTCGCCTTTAGATTGTCCTTCTCCTTTTGAAGGTCTGTCTTTGCTGTTTCAAGTTCAACATCAATTTGGTCAAGCCTTGCCTCGACCTGGTCGGCCTGCTCTTCCGTTAGGAGAATTCCGTTTGATGCTTCGCCCTCTCCGAACTTTAGGTTCAGGACTCCCTCTATTTTTGGATATGCCTTGCTCATGGTAAGCGGTTTTTTATTGTTAGTTTCAGGCTTTTGCTGCCCTGTTTCAAAATTCATTTTTGCATAATGCTCCAACAATGCCTGTGGTGACATGTTCTTCACATCCTCTGGAACCTTTGCGGATTCGCGGTCGATGATATTGTCATAAAAACCGATATCCTTGGCCTCCTTAGCGGTGAAGTAGTTGTCCTTATAGTTCAGATAGAGCTCTAAAACTTTTTCGGAAGAGATTCCAAGCTTGTTTTCGATAGCGGTACCAAGTGCCTGGTCATATTTGTCCAGCACATCGGCCTCCGTTCTCATTTCCTCGGCGTTACCCCATACAGCTGATATGACATTATGGGTCATGAAGAGACAATTTTGAAAACTATGGCTCTTCTCACCTGCCAACATCAACAGTGCGGCCATGCTGTAACAGATGCCGTCATTATAGGTAAGGATTGTTTTTTTGCTGTTGTAGAGTGCATTGTAAATGGCAAGTCCATCATGTACGTTACCCCCAGGGGAATTGATACGTACATGGATGACATCCGCTTCGGCCTCGACCTCCGAGAATTCCTTTAAAAAGGCATCGGCCGTATTTATATAGGACCAAGTGTCCCAATCAAAACCGCCGATAATACCGTAAATATGGATCGTGGCCTCTTTTTTGGCCTCGTTCCTTACGATATTGTAAAACCCTTTGTATTTGCCTTTATTCACTTTTTGAGCAATTGCATTAAACTAAGTCAACACAATTCTACTACCGTAATAAGGCTATAAAAAGGACACTATAGGCTCTGGGCCAGTTCAAAGGCCAGACCCCTCTCGTAAATGTTGAAGATCACCTTATCAAAAAGGCGTGTTTTTCCATAGGTACTCCCCGATATATCAATGGAATATCCCTTCATGGAACCTGCCTGTGGACTATTGATTTCGGAATAGGTCAAGGTCAATGGCTGCGCCTTGGTCCCGTATAAATGGGCCGTATTCCTTTTGCTTACCAAAACAACCACCTCTTGGGTATTGTACCCTTCCAGAAGCTGCTGGAGATACTTGTCCTGAGGGGTAAGTGCAAAACCTATGTTTGTCGCATATAGTTTACCGTTGGCACTATACCTGGTACTATGCGCTACCTGAATGTTGTTGGGCAATAGGTCCGATAGGATGACCTCGCTGGAATCGGATAAGTTCGTTATCATGTCCCTGACGATATCATCCTTTGTCAAATGGCTGAAATAAGGGAAGTTGTCTGCTTTGAAAACGGCAATTTTATAGAAGGAATCTATATGGTGCTCGTTGCCTAGATTACATAGTTCATATATCATTTTCTGAATTATTTCACGGACGTATCCATTAAACTTTATTTTGTGGCCTTGAATCCATTAAAAACAAGGGTTGACCATTGATTTTCAGGACATTATTTATTTTTAAGAAACTGTACCTGCGTTTTGTTCCTCGTTTTGACGGTGGTTCCTCTGGAATTGCTTCAATAATGTCTCGTATTTCACATCGTTTTCGGTAATATCGAACTTGGATAAATAGTCCCGGAACGAAGTCCTGAACTTGATACCGTATATCTCATGGTTCAATACCATGAACTGATAGAGCTCCTCCCTGAACAGATGGTCAACGTCCTTATTGAACTGGAATGCCTTTTCGGAACTGAAGGATATCGAATTCTTGTTAAAGTAATTGCTCGGAATGATCACTTCATAGTACATCTCTTCCTTGAACCCCAACAATTCCGATGAGACGCTCTCAGTAAGTACGGATTTTATTACCGGGGAAAGTATAGAGGCCTTCGTATAAATAAAATGAGGGCCGAACTTGTGGGTAAGGAACTTGTGGAGATAGGGCTTAACTGGAAAATGAATATGGAACTTCAAGGTGGTTTCTTTCAAATCTATGACATTTTTACCATACCGTAAAGTTTTTTTACACTACAATCGGATAGATACATCAAAACAAAACTCAAAAATATTCTGATTTCCTCCCTATTTGAGAATACCCTATTTTTTGTTGGAATCCGTTCCAACGTTCCAACAAATCACATATATTATTGATTATCAGTATATTAAACAATATATGACTGTTGGAACGTGTTGGAACGCCCCCTTAATTTGTTGGAACCAAAAAACACCAGTCCAACACGTTCCAACACTTTTTAAAAGAAAAATCAAGGTATAATAATATTTAACTATCTATATATTAGGTAGTTATAAAATATATTGATTGAATTGTTGGAACGTTGGAACGGATGAACCGAAAATACCACCCATTTTCGTCCTAAAAAGTTTTTTTGAAAAGGGGGTGCGGGGGAAATGACATATCCAGCACTCTTTATTTTTGGTTTTGTTGATGGAATGAAATAGGAAATCCCCACCATGTTCCAACATTGGCCATTCGGCCAAGCTGGAACACCATGGGGATGAATTGATTATTTGCTTCGCAAAAAAAAGCCCCGTTCTAGTTGACGGGGTCGATTACAAATAGATATCAGTAAGGAATATCTGGATGATAACTATCATCGAGTATTTCTATAACAATGCCAGGGGAGCCGTTGGTTGCGAATGAGACCAGTTCATTGTGCACTGCATCCGTTATTTCAAAACCGTCTATAACCACCGATTCCATCAAATTGTTCAGTGAGGATTCTTGCCTTTGCTTGAAGGCCCTGGGATTCTTGTCCCATAATTCCCTTAAATATTTATCTGCTTGCGGAGTGATCATAATTTATAGATAACGGTATTTTCCTGCGCTGGCCGAAATCATGACCTTATTATCATCATGGTCAAATTTTAGATTAGGGTCGGCCGAATAGTCATAGAACAAAAATGGCTCTTTATCCACAAAATAAATACGTTGCTTAAACGCGATATTGTCCTCACAATGGCACCTTTCTCTGATAAAGATTTCCATTTCCCCCCTATGCTTAAATTCGAACCCTTTTCTTTCCAGCCCTTCAATGACAACATCATCCATTTGTCTACGTAATTCATCCGCTAACCTTTGATTAACACGTTGAATCTCGGTCAACTGTTCTGAAGGAAAAAAAGCCCTATCAAAAGAACTGCTTATCAGTTCCATATTGTATGTTTTGAATGGAAATCCCATAGTTCATAAAATTATAAATTAATCTTGAATTCTTTAATTGAATTGCATCCTTCTAAAATTGGAGTAGAAAGGATTCGAACCTCTGAGGATCGGAGTATTGCGCATGGTCGCACTCCTCACCCTATCCCATATTAGCAATTGGCCACTCTGCCACCACTCCAATATGTCAGTTCTTTTTGTTCAATGGGTTAAAAAATCACAAAAAATACTATCATCCACACTATAACGAACAATAGAAAAAAGAACATTATTGGTATTATCGCTCCGATTCCAGATAAATAACCACCGCTATCATTTGTTTCGTACTTGCCCCAGAAGTAAAATATTATCAGTCCAATAACAAATACTATCCATTGAGTCCAAATTTTATCAATCACTATTTCCATATCTATCTATTTTAATGGTTTGACCTGTTGGGTTAATATTTCAAATTCATTTATAACATCTTCATGCCTTCTATTTAAATCAAGCATACCACCTTTCACAAGGGTTGTATTTATTTTATCCCCTTTGCTGTTGAAAAGGTCTGCCCGTATAGTTCTTGTACTATGAATGTCGCTTCTGTAAACAAAGTAATGATTACCAGACCCTAAATAGTATTTATATCCTAAAGTCATATCTCTTATCTTAATCCCTTTGGTTATCTCTGTATTTAATAAAGCTATCAGCAATCTTAAATGCCTTATTGATATTTTTTTGATTGGCTACTTCCTGTGATATTTTACCCGAATCAACTAATTGAGAAATATATTTGTAACGTTCAGGGTTTTGAAGCAATGCAATTAAAATTCTTTCAGCTATTATGTCTCTTTCTTCCATATTTTAAATTTTTTATTAATCCCTTTGGTTATGTTGGGGGTTGGTTAAACATTTTCTAAGATTGTTGTTCTTACGTAATTAGCTCCCTTTCTAAAATAGACTTGTGATAATATTTCAGAACCTTCTGTTTTTGAAGACTGTAAAATAGATTCCATGTTTATTTGATTTTCGTCTGGAATGTTATGGATTACACTCGTCCAATCAGATGATAATGTTTTAATGGCTTTTTTTATTTGGCTTATGCTTTCATCTAAATCATTTCCTACTTGTCTATTAGACTCGTTTTGAACACGATTATTTAACCTATCAAGTTCTTTTTGTAAAATGTTAATTGCTCTTTCCATATCTAAAATGTTTTGTTCCTCTATACTTGGAGAGGGGGTTAATTAAGGGCAGCGGTATCACCGTTCAAGCGATTCTACAACTGATTAATATTGATTTTGGCAATCCGCCGCCCTGGTTAATCTTTAAAAGGATATCGCGCTATGTACAGCATCTTATTGTCCAGGTATTCCTTTATTTCCTCTACATCGGTAGTTTCTGAAATAATATGCGGAGTAGGTTCCACTATTCCCTTGGTCTCACTATACAGCCAAAAGATCATTCCCTTTCGAAGTTTTTTTATAGGAACGGTAAAATGGCCGGTCTGCCGGTATCCGACCGTTTCTTTAAGGTCATCAGGATGGGCGATGACTACATCAATGGTTACCTCCCTAAATTTCTTTGACACCTCTCTTGGTGCGTATGCTGTAGCTGTGCTCATTTCATTCTATTGTTATGAAGTTTTCAGGCTTTTCAGTGATTTCAAAATCGTAGACCCAAACCCATGGATTATAATCAAGTGACTCTTTTCCGTTGATTGATTCCCACAGGGTAAAAAACGATTTTCGGAACTGGTCACCTGTGTCGGCACAAAATCCCGGTCTAAAACCGGATTTATGGGGTTTGCATGTATAGTCTATTGTGCAAAAGTATGGAGGTGAACCATATGGTTTGGTTTCAATTCCTTCTGCCTTGGCATCCTCTTCTGAAATATCCTTCAGCCTTTCCACACGGACATTGGTCACTTTCAAGAACAACCTGCATACTTCTTTGGGCATATGGATGGATGGTTTCCAACTTAAAGGAGATCGTCCTGGCTCCCATTTGTAATACACACGCTCTTCCTCTTCGTTGATTTCAGAAGGTTCAATACCCTTTTCTTGTAGCTCTTCAAACCATTTTACATGTAAATCTTCAAACTTTTGCATGTCATCAAAATGGCACCAAGGAGTATTTACCAATTCCGGTGAGGCCTTATAGTCAAATGCGGCCTTGTGTTCGTCATCTTTCCATGCACCAGGTTTCCAAGTTTCCCTAACCCACATAATATCACTAGGATTAGCTTTGGGCTTGACCTCGCCATTTTTAACGGAATTCTCAATCCAGAAGATTTGTTTTCCATTTTTGTCATACATTGATAAATTCGGTGATTGGTTTCGGCAATCCTCTATCCAAATATCTGTTGGCTGTGGTTTGATGATTCTCCTGGTCTGGGTCTTCCTGCCATCTAGGATAGCCTTGACCATATCTGTGCTAAACAATATTGGCCTAGTCTTCATTGGTTTTCTGATTTTCTGGTTGTTCTACTATTAACCTAAGTTCTACACCTTCCACGGCCGATATCGAATTCTTTACAGCCTCGATTACATCGGCATCAATGGTCGGAGGATTTACCATGTCCTCATTGACCGTAATCTTTCCGGAAATCACCGGTCTTTTAAAAAGTGAGTCTGGGAGATCCAGTTCCATTGCGATTGCAATTTCATCCACATAAAGGGAAACCCTTGACTTGGAAGCCCTGACCTTCCCTTTACTGTTTACGTTTAAATAAAATTTAGTTTTCATATTGAAGTGGTATTAATTTTGGTTTTATAATTCCCCTAATTCCTCTCGCACAATCTTAAATGAGTTGGTCCACAGGTCATATCTTTCATAGGGGAATTTGATTCTTATCTTGTTTCCGAAAATCCATTGGATTATGTGGTCTTTATATGTGTGAGGACTTCCCATTAGTAGAACAGTCTTTTCATTACGCTTCCATCACTGTACATCTTATCCAAAGGAACCGATGCCAATGGCTCATCTCCATCCCAACCATTTGGAAAAACTTTATTTTCAATCATAGTATTGATGGCTTTCAATTCATCATCATTGATCAGAATAATCTCAGGCCGTTCCTGTTCCCTAGCCTTAATGTTTATCTCATTCTGAATTTCTAATATCTCCTGGAGAAATTGTCTTCTTGCAGCCAAACTCAAAGGCCCCATTCGCTGTTGGTTCTTGGCCAGCTTACCATCTTTCCGCTTTTGTCCTCCTGGCTTTCTAAGCCTGTACTGTGGTTTTCTCATTTCGGTATAAATGGGCTTTAATTTTTTTAGAGGGGTCAAATAATTCCACCTAGGTATTTTTATGACATTATCAAGTGCCTTATCCTTTGATGCCAATGGGCATCCAATGCATCCTGTTCTTGCGTTCAGCTCTTCGGCTTCATCCCCTCCATAGGCATCGGCCAATATTTGAGTGTCCCATCCTCCGTACTTTTCCATGGGAGCGAATATTTTTAACCAATCCCACACATTGCATACCCTCCAATGCAGTATTGGAGCTAATGTTGAGCATAAATCGTTCTTCAATCCCTCCTGGTACCATCCTTGACCACATTCTGCACCATCCTTTGAGCAGCTTACATTTATTCTTTGGTCACGGATTGAACTCTCCCCAAGCCTTACACCTGTAAGCATCAATATTTTTTCATCTGATTTGAATAAATGAGACTTTAAAGCTGCTTCCATCGGCTCAACCTTGATTTGTCCGGTACACCATCTGAATCGGTTTGATGGTGGGGGTACTCCCCTACCAAGTATGTAAACCAAGAACCTATCATCAACAGGAGCTGTTACAATTTTGACTTCAACGCCCCTAGCTTCCAATTGCTCGGTTATCACTTTTGATGATGCCCATAATGGTGGTAGTTCCATTCGTGTATCGGCCGCAAAAATTGTGAAGGTATCAGGCTTTGGAATCTGCCCAGTACAAATCAATTGGGTAATCAGGGTCACAACCGTAGTACTATCCTTTCCCCAACTCCATGCAGCTGCCCAATTTTTATGCTTGGAACCATATTCCTTCATACTAGATATTGTGAGGTCAATGGATTCTGCCACGGTAATCTTTTCAAGTCCGAATATGTTAAGTTGTTCTTTCATGCTGCCGTTTCAAGTGGTTTCAGTTTTTAAAATGGTAAATCATCATCTTCTTTGTCTCCTCCTGCCGGAACAGTATTATCGTTGGTACTTGAACCAGGGATATCCTCAGTGTTGTCCTTTTCGAGTGAAATCAAGTTCAGTTCCTTCATCATATCATAATCAAAAGCATAGCAGCTCTGGGTCCCTGCGGAACCGAACCGGGTCCCCTTTACCAATCCGATGAAATAACCGCGGCTCTTAAAATATTGTCTGATTGTGGTCTCACCGATAACATCGACCCCTTCGCGCTTGGTAACCTCCTTATTGTACCATTGGTAGACCGATTTCAATCTCAGGTAAAGAATCTGGTGACGTTGATCGTTCATGAAGCTTTCCTGTTGGCGCTTCTCCCCCATTATCTTTATTTCCAGAGGTGACTCAATTTTGAAATCCTGACCTTCTTTTACCTGTCCAGTGTTTTCGTATAGGAATTGGATAACGTCCCAGAAAACGGTAAGGCCATTACTGTCAGCTATCTGTTCGCTGTTGTCAACAATTAGTTTTACGCACAGTTTTTTCACCTCCTTTTCATCGAACGGAAACACCATTTTGTCTTTAAGCAAACGATAGGTAGTGAACAACATGCTCGTGTTGGTGAATATCCTTTCCTGATAATCCTTGCCTTGCATTTCTTCCTTCAGTATCCTAACCGATTCCGCATGATATTGTGGTAAGTGCTGCTCAAAATAGGTCCGGTGCTCTACCAGCTCCACTATCAGGCTGCTAATGCCCTCGTTCGTCCAATTGAGCAACTTGGAAAACTCGTTCTTTTGTTCGCTGGAGTAGTTCTGGTTCTGGAACATCAAGCTAACGGTCCTTGTGGCCAATGCGTTCTCCATTCTCGTGGGCATGAACTGTCCGCAATAATAGATAGCTGAATTTATGCGATCATAGAGGGTTCGTTTGTCACCGGTGTTCATTCCCTTTTCACGGCCGATGCCGTTCCATGCACCCATCATCCCGGAGAATATCTTCTCATCACATTGTTTGTCCTGGTACTCGTCCAGGAATTGCACAGTATTTACGTTCCGGCTCAATCTTCTGCTGAACCCTACGTGTGTGGCCTGTGTCAAATCGAGGGCAGGAAGCCTATAATAGAAGAAGTTCTGCAGGATTTTGCCAAAAGCGGATTTTCCGGAGTCTTTTTCACCGAACCCTCCGAGCAATGGAAAACTATCATAATGTGTGAGGAACAGGTCCCTGAATATGCTGCCAAAGACGAACAGGCAGCCCACTATACCCTTTTCCTTGAAAACTTCCAGCATCTGTACCATCCAGTCCATTAGGGTCACTGGGCTTTGCCTATATACAAAGAACCGATCGTTCTCATATTTATCATCGCCGTCCTGATTGTCCTTGTGCATCACGGAAAATGCGGGGGAATAATAATAATCGACGTTCTGGTTATATTCCTTTTTCTCGTTGTCTATACCAGGTAAATGGATGATACCATATTTGTTCACCCCACGGAACTTCCCGTTCCAGTAGACACCATCGGCAAAGGCAAAGAAACCTTTTGTGTTCCACCCCATGGTAATGAGCTCAAGCGCGGGTTCAAAGGCCCTATTGAAACGGATAACGAAACGGTCAAAATGCTCGCTCCTCATACCATTATGGGTATAAAAGGCAAAACCACTATAATGGAAAAGGTATTTCCTGAACTCATTGAAACTGGCCAACATATCAGAATCAAAATCGATCATTATTTTTTGCCCAGCTGTGTTGATGAGTTCGCACAGCCTTTTGTTTTCCTTATCGCCCAGAATATGGAACAAGGGTATCAATTTAAAGTCGGTGCCCTGGAAAAAACCTCCGTTGGAACGTTCGAACCAAAATGTGTTTTTTATGGATACAAACCCGTGTTCGAGATATTCGTTCATGTCCGCACCCTCAGGCAATTTGAGGTTGGCTGGTACGGCACCCTTTTTCTCCTCTACCTTTTTGGTCTCGGCCACCTCCAGTTCCCCTATCTGTGATTTGAACCTTGACACCGGTATGTTCATCAACTTGGATACCTGCTTTAGGTATACGTCCCTTTTCACCTCGTTCTTGATATAGAAAAGGGTTTGGCAGACATTGGTAAAGGCTATCTCTTTTTTGTGGGGGTCAATCTTAGTGACCCCTTTTAAAAATTCTTTTTCATCCTTCTTGAACTGCGCTATCTCTGCTCTATAATCCGCATTTGACTTCTTGGCCGCCTTTAGTTCGCCGCCCTGAAGCTCGGAAAGTGATTCCTCGGAATGCATCTCGGCCTGAACCGCACGGATATCCTCCAAGGTTGCTTCCTTAATGGCCAAGATATCGGCTTCGTAACGGTCGCGGACCATATCATACTGATCAACTTTCCAATAAATGGCATCCTTTTTATTATCCGATATCCACTCGGAAATATTCCCATCGCACTCACGGGAAAATGAATCCGGGTCTTCACCATCCGGAAGGATGCATACGGAAACCTGTAGGCCATGGGAAAGGCAGATATCTATATCCTTGATAGTGGCCTTTTGCCCTGCGCTGTCCCCATCCCTTAGGATAATGACCTCCTGTGCATATTTGGCCAGAAGCGATGCGTGTGCATCCGTTAATGCAGTTCCACAGCTGGCCACGGCATTCGAACATTCATTTTCATGGAGCGCGATAACATCCGTGTACCCTTCGGTGAGAATCGCGGTACCTGTTTTGGATATTTCCTTTTTGGCCTGAAATAGACCATAGAGCACCTTGCTCTTGTTATACACCAGGCTTTCTTTGCTGTTCAGGTACTTGGCAAACTGTTGGTCATCTTCATCATTGCTACGCCTTCCCCCAAAACCGACAACGGCCCCCTTATGGTTATGGATGGGGAACATCAAACGGTTTTTGAACTTATCGTAACTATGGCTGTTTTTGGTATCACTTAGGCCCAAATCCTTGGCCACTCCCAACTGGCCTTTTTCCGCCACCCATTTGGTAACCTCGTTCTCGGTAGGTGCATAACCGACCATGAACGATATCAGGACCTCGTCGCCGAATTGTCTCGATGCAATCATTTTGACCGCCCAATGGTCCTCGGGCAATCTTTTTCTGGTGGCTACGAACTTATTGGCCACGGTATCCAGAAGCGCGTACATCTCCGTTTTCTCATCAAGGATGCGCTGCTGTTCCGGGGTAACTTCCTCCTTCTCCAGATAAATGTTATGGATACCGGCAATGACCTCGATGGCCTCTACAAAACCAAGGCCTTTGTGCTTCATCACGAACGATATCCCGTCACCACCTACCCCAGAGGAAAAACACTTGAACATTTGCTTGGACGGTGACACCACAAAACTTGGTGTTTTCTCGTCCGTAAAAGGCGAACAGCACTTATAATTGGAACCTTCCCTTTTCAGTTCAACAAAGTTTCCGATGGTCTTAATTATGTCCGATTCGCGTATGCGGTCTATCAATGTCTGGGAGTATTTCATTGATTCTTTGAGTTATCGCGTCCATCAAATATCACAATCATGCTATCGTGCATTGCTGGTGAGTTTTTGATAAAATTTCCTTTTTGTCCATAGCCAACGAATTTGATTCTTCCCTTAACAAATCTTATCTCTTTAGCTGATGGCTTGATAGTTTCATGGAAAAGCTTTGTACTTGTACTAACAGGAATGAGCATTACACATAATTTCCCCTTTTTGCTTTCATTGATTGCTTTTAACACAAAAGCTTCCTTTTCTTTTCTTGAATATGGAGGATTTATAAAATTTCTTTCCGACCAATCAACTTTAAGTCCATCCCACAAGGAGGTATCATGCCTCAATGGACATGGATCAAAGAGAAAATTAAATTCCGCATCTAATGGTTTATATATATAATCAGGAGTCTTCCAGTGATTATTTTTCGACGCTCTCTTTTGGCGATTAATGTTTGTTTCCAAATCGGAATATTGTTTTTATAAATTATTCTTAATTGCCTGTACTAAATATGAAATCAAGCAAACTATGCTTACCGCGGCGCAAAATGCACTTCCCAACAAAAGGGCTACTTCTTTTTCAGGCTTCCTCATGTCTAGTTGTGTTAAGGTTCAATGTTTGTTTTTCAATATGGGCCTTTACCTCTCTATCGGATAGCAGTTCCAATCGCTTAAAATCCAGTTCCAAAAGTTTGTCCTGGTAGTAAGACCGTAGCTCTTGTTTCATTTGAGGACTTTCCGGAGCATTGTTCAAGTGTTGAACCTGGCTCCTTATAAGGTCCATCTGTTCAAGAACCTCTTGGTATTTCTTTACTTTTTGTTCCATGATATATTCATAGGCGGCCATATATAAAATGTTCATGGCCCAATTAGATTTAACAACCGTTACGGCCTTAAGAGCGGCCTTTAATGATATCTGGTGGAGATTTCTCATCCCCAATAATTTGTTGACCGGTTTGCACAGGTCTACTTTCCATAATTTGGGGTTCTGGTACCGGACCAGTTCCAAAGCCTCTTCAGTGGTATATCTTAAGTTTAAGTTTGAATTCATATCCTTTCTTCCATTAGTTTTATTACAAATGCAGCTTTGTTAGGCACCTTTGCCTTGACATACAGGTTCTTTTTGTGGAAATCCAAAGTGGGCATACTTATGCCCAATTCCGATGCGATTTGTTTGTCCGGTAGATTCAACATCATCAGGTCACATATCTTAAGGTCCCTCGAATTCAGGACGGAGCCGTTGAGCGTGATCTCCTTGCTTACCCATTGTAGGCTTATGCAGTCCTGACTATGTCGATAATTTTCACTTGGTTGAAGTACACCGTCGATGATATCGGCCGTGAAGTCCGCATCCCCAAAAACATAATAGGTATAAAGTTCAACCTGTCTCTCCGGGTCAGATTCCATAGCACTGATATCCAATACGGCTCTATAATCCGAATGAAACCTTTCCGATAAAAGATTGAAGTATTTTTCAGGTAGATGGCAGAATGCATGTTGATTCCCATACTGGAACCAAATCACCTCCTTGGTGCTTGGAATACCGATAAATTCGATATTGCTGTCATTTGGTAATGTACCGGCTACCCTTTTTTGATGCAGCCTTCGTTTTTTTTGTACATTTGTCTTGATCATTGAAGTGGTATTTAGTGATTACTAATTATTAACCGAAGTAGCAGCTTCGGTTTTTTTTATTCCCAAAATCTCATTTCTTCGGGCTTCTTCCTTTTCGTTATTATCCTTGACCTTTACGGCCAAATCAAAAATCACCTTCTCAAGGTTTTTTTGTTCCTGGTACCCGTTCATCACATTTCTAATGTGACTATCTGAATAGGGAAGTCCATTTCGATTTCGCATTCCTAATCTATGAAGCTCGTCTATAATTGATTCGGAATACTTGTTTCCTAGAATTGCGGTCAATTCCTTTTTCTGCTTTTTGGATATCAT